CCGGCAGGATTTTTACGGACAGTCATCAATTAACCTCGCTGTAAACACCCACCACACGACCAATCGTTTTTATCTCATCAATTCCACATTCAAACGGCACTTTTCCACCGGCTACGTGTAATTTTTTACCGGGGAGAATAGTTAGTTCACGTAGGCTGGCTGCGCCTTCAATATCAACTAACCAAAGGCCATCAGATAAAGAGGACTCTTTCTCAATTACGTATGTGCGGTTATCGCTTTTGACTGAAATCCCTTTTTTTAGTGGCTTAGTAAAAAGCTTCAGGTCTAACGAAAGGCTACCAATATTGGTAGTCTCACCTTCACTCAATTCGAATAGAGGAAGTTCAACGGAGTGCTGAGGCTCATCATCTGATAGGTTTTTATCTCCCTCACCAGTCATTAGCCATTTAAGGCTAACGCCGGTTTCGAGGGCGCAATGCACCGCAAAATCATACGAAATGTTGCCTCGCGTATAGCGATTCTGTAAGGAGCTAGCGGCAATCTTGAAGTGATTAGCTAGTTGAATTTTTTGAGTAAATCCGTAGACCTCGCAAATTCTATTTAGTAACGCCTCGTTATTAAAATTGGCATCAATCATTAAAATTGGCATCCCAATGTTGCGCGATACCAAAATTAATATTAGTATCGCTATGAATGGTGGCAGTGAGTGGCAAACGTCGGCAAAAACTATGCGCACACTGTCAAGAAACTATCAATTTAGGGATCATGCTATATGGCTTCTGAAATCGCAATCATCAAAATCCCCGCACCTATTGTCAGCCTGCAGCAGTTTGCAGAGTTAGAGGGTGTATCTGAGCGTACCGCATATCGCTGGACAACCGGCGATAACCCTCGCGTACCAATCGAACAACGCGTGATCCGTAAAGGCTGCAAAAAAGCGGGTGGCCCGATTCGTATCTATTACGCACGCTGGAAAGAAGAGCAAATGCGTAAAGCTTTGGGTCATTCCCGTTTTCAGCTCGTCATTGGTGCTTAATTCACTTTAAGTGAATTATAAGGATGAGACATGTTTGATTTTCAGGTTTCTAAACATCCCCATTATGACGAAGCTTGCCGGGCTTTTGCACAGCGTCACAACATGGCGAAGCTAGCCGAACGTGCGGGAATGAATGTGCAGACGTTACGTAACAAACTCAACCCGGAACAGCCTCACCAGCTCACCCCGCCGGAGTTTTGGCTGCTGACAGACCTGACCGAAGACTCAACCCTCGTTGATGGTTTTCTGGCGCAGATTCATTGTCTGCCATGTGTGCCGGTTAACGAGCTGGCAAAAGATAAATTGCAGTCTTATGTCATGCGCGCAATGCGTGAGCTCGGCGAGCTTGCGAACGGTGCAGTATCTGAGGAGCGTCTGACCTCTGCGCGTAAACACACCATGATTGAAAGCGTTAACTCTGGTATTCGCATGTTGTCTTTGTCGGCACTGGCGCTGCATGCACGTCTACAGACTAACCCGGCGATGACGAGTGTGGTCGATACCATGAGCGGTGTTGGCGCATCGTTCGGTCTGATTTGAGGTGCTCATGCTGAATAATGAACCGTCATTCGCGTCTCTGCTTGCCAAACAAAGCCCCGGCATGCACTGCGGCCACGGCTGGATTATTGGCAAGGACGGCAAGCGCTGGCACCCGAGCCGTTCACAGGCTGATTTACTGGCTGGCCTCTCTACTCAAAAGCAGGGGGAATCATGGCTATCGAAGCTATATCCGCGACTGTTCCGCTAAAAGCGGGTCAACGTCTGGCCGGTCTCAATCATGTGGCGGAATTGCGCGCGAGATATTGGGGAGATAGCTGGAAAGAGGTTGAACGTTTTGTCGATGATATGCGCGATAAACGCGATCCACAATTTGAAGAAAATACTCGGGCGCTGGCCGCTATTTTCTTTCTGGCAAAAATACCGGCGGCTCGTCATGAGCTCGAACTAAGTGAGCTGACTACTGACGAGAAAAAAGCATTGATTACAGCGATGAATCATTTTCGTGCAGTGGTGAGCTTATTTCCAAAACGGTTAACCATGCCGAATTAATCCAAACAAAAATTTAATGGCGTAAACCCGCCGGGCTTCTTATTGCCCGAAATCAGGAGAGTCACTTATGCGTATAACCGAAACCCGTTGTTTTAACACTGATAGTGATGCGCTGGCCGTATTGCTGACCGATGCCAAAACAGAAGAACGCAAAGACCGCGCTCTTGCTGTTTCCATCCGCCTTGAGGCACTGGCTATCCATATCACCAAAGAGGGGATGAGCGGCACCGAAGCCGCAGAGCTGCTGCGCCGTGAGGCTACCCGCTATGAGAATGAATCACAGGAGTTGCACTGATGGCCGATGCAATGGATTTAGCACAACAGCGCGAGCAGGAAGACCGCGAGCGCCACATCAGCAACGAGCGCAGCCGTATCACCGCGCCATCTTGTTTCCTTTGTGAAGCATGTGAAGCACCAATCCCGGAGGCTCGTCGTGCTGCAATTCCGGGCGTGGTCTTTTGTGTGACCTGTCAGGAAATCTCAGAACTGAAATATAAACATTATCGGGGGATATGAATTGGCGGTTCAATTCGCTTATCCGTGGAATAATCCACGGTCGGCAATAGCCAGCCCATACCTTACCTATGACCAACAGCATCGCCGCGACCGTATGTTCGCGGCTTTGCTGCATGCGCGAAAGGTGCTTTCACTGCAGCCAGAATGCGTGCGTTTTGATGTTTATCGCACCGCTGCGGTGCTGGAGCAAAATCAGGGCAGTCAACGAGCCAATGCCTTTTTAATCAGCTTTTGCAAAAAGGCATTGCCACGTCTTGAACTGGTCGCAAAAAAATACGAGTGCGTGGGTATCGACAGTAAGGTATCAGCCGCTGTTTTCGGTTGTCATTTCGATACTGAAATCATGCAATATCTGGCGTCACGCATGGTCAATATGGTCGCCAGATACAACCGACTCCCTGATATGTCGCGTGCCGATATTGACCTGCTGGCCGCTGATATCGCTAATTTCATTCGTGCTGAACTAGCTGACATTGATGACGCCGGGGTTAGCGAGCTTAAAACGCTCTACACCTGGTATATGCGCGCCGGTTTTATTTCACTGCAATTTAACGTTACCCCGCCGCATTGGGAGCGAGTAACAAAAAAGTATGTCGGTCAGGATGAGATAGCACCGGCAGTAATGCGCATGTTTAATGAGGTTTGGTGGCGTGGCCGTCTGCGACGTATTGCTGCGTCATGGCGCGAACATCTGCAAATTGCAGTCGGCAACGTCAGCAAGAAACGCCACGCCTACGCGAGTAAAAACTGCGTGACAGACTGGCGCGAGCAAAAGCGCCGCACGCGTGAATTTCTCAAGGGGCTGGATCTTGAAGACGAAGACGGCAACCGCATCAGCTTGATTGAAAAATACGACGGTTCTGTCGCTAACCCTGCGATACGCCGCTGCGAGCTGATGACCCGCATCCGTGGGTTTGAAAATATCTGCAATGAGCTCGGTTATGTCGGGGAGTTTTACACCCTGACCGCACCGTCTAAATATCACGCCACCACTAAAGCTGGCTACCGTAACAGCAAATGGAACGGAGCCAGCCCGTCGGACACACAAAGTTATCTCACCGGACTTTGGGCGCGCATTCGCGCCAAACTGCACCGGGAAGAAATCCGCATTTTCGGCATACGTGTTGCCGAGCCTCATCACGACGGCACGCCGCACTGGCACATGCTTATGTTTATGTTGCCGGAAGACGTTGAGCGCGTGCGGCTCATCATTCGTGATTATGCGTGGGATGAAGACCACCACGAATTGAGAAGCGACAAAGCCAAAAAGGCGCGCTTTCATGCCGAAGCCATCGACCCGGAAAAGGGCAGCGCTACCGGCTATGTTGCTAAATACATTTCAAAAAACATCGATGGCTATGCTCTCGATGGTGAAACCGATGACGAAAGCGGTGAGCTGCTGAAAGAGACAGCGCCTGCCGTTTCAGCATGGGCGGCGCGATGGCACATCCGTCAGTTTCAGTTTATCGGCGGTGCGCCGGTGACGGTCTACCGTGAGTTGCGTCGTCTCGCTGATAGAGAGACTGCGCACGGTCTGAGCGTTGAGTTTGCTGCCGTCCATGATGCCGCCGACGCCGGTGATTGGGCTGGTTACGTTAATGCGCAGGGTGGTCCGTTTGTCCGTCGCGATGATTTACAGGTGCGCACGCTGTATGAGCCGCGCCCCGAGTTTAACCAGTATGGTGAGGAAACCGTGTGTATTCGTGGCGTCTACGACTCTGCTCTTGGCGCTGGCACCCCGATTTTAACCCGGTTAACGCAGTGGAAAATTGTGCCGAAGCGTGCCGTTGATTTGGCCTTTGACGTTAAGGGCGCTCCTGCGCCCTCTCGGAGTTCTGTCAATAACTGTACGGGGAGCGAAAGCGATCCCCCTGAACCGGATTTATCAAAACCGTTAAGCCGAAGTGAAAAGCGGTCATTAACAAACCGACTCAGGGTGAAAAAACCGGTCGCCAGACGTGGATTTGTCCATGGAACTGACGAGCAGGGGGGCGCGGTTGCCAGGACAATAGAAGAAATCCAGATTAGCACCGGCATAACTATCAGTCGGGGCGAGGCTCTGCATCTTATGGCGGGAGGAAAAAGTCGATTTGGTGGTAAATGGTGCAGAGGGTCATCTAGTGGTGAAGTTTTTAGGGCTGCGCCATCTAATCAGGAGCGAGCCAAAAAAATTCTTAGCCGCGTGGCAAGGTTAGCGGCTGGAAGTAAGTTGTAACCGTAACTAAATCACATCCATTTCATGTACATACGGATTTAGACTATCAGATTTTTTTCTTCACATTTTTTATCACTTCATTATACTGTTTATTTATACAGTATCTCGTGAGGGGAGGTTGTGTGGATAGAGAACTGAGCGAGCATGTCATGCTTGAAAGAGTCGAGCTGATAGCCCGTCTGACAACTGAGGGTGTATGTCAGGAAAGGGATCGTGAAATTGCATTGAATTTAATAGCTGAGCTAGCGCATGAAAACTTGCTGAAACGTGATTCTTATTCTGTGGTTGTCTCCGCCAGACCATGTAAACAACGATTAAAAAGAGAAAATGAAGTGAGAATACACATCACGTTGGATAAAGCACAAAACATGGGACAACAGCTGGTTGAGGCCTTCGAAAGTGAGCTTAATCGCAGAGTTAAACGCACATTTCCTTCCTCACGAATTACGGTCAAAAAAGGCTCAATGACTGGCGTTGAGATAAAAGGCTTCCCGAGCGAATCAGACCGTGAACGTTTGGACGGAATCATCAAGGAAGTGTGGGAAGACGAGAGCTGGCATTAGTTAGTGAGCTTTGCCGAACCGAAAACTGGTTTTTCGGTTCGGCAATATCTCGTTTTGGTAACATTAACCTTCTAAAATGGCTTGGTTTCGATACTCTTATCTAAGGAGTATTCCTTTGGTTGAGGCGTGCATGAGAGCGTTACAGAGCGAGCAGATCTCAGCTTTGGGACTTGCACAAAATCGCCGACTCAGCTTAATTTAAATTAAAAAAAGGCAACAAACTGCCGATAAATGTGTCATAGAAGTATAAGTTGAAGGAACATCTACACATGCGTATACTTCTGCGCCATCTTGATGGAAGGAGGAAATTATGTCCATTTCATTAGCGCTTAAGCAGAGTCTGGCGGCACGCAGTCCACAGGATCGGCTGTCCAGGGTGCTGAAGAAAAACAAAAATCGCTTTAACATCAACAATGATGGGTTTATCAATATGAACCTTGATAATGAAGATGTACAGGCAGAGATTGTCAAGCAACTGGATAAGCTTGAAAGTATTGCACTTCTGGTAACCAAGACCTCAGCTAAATGAATACTTTGCTTTTAGTGGTTATCCTGATCAGTGGTTATGTCTACGTGATCAGGTCTCTATCAGACCGATATCAATTTAAGCGTTCCACGGGCTGGGACGCTTATTTTTTAGTAGCGGCATGGGGAACCTTTTTCGTCACCTTATCCTGGGCGATTTGCTCTTTCCTAAGCATTACTGGGTTTTTAAGGTGGGGTGTCAACGGAGCAATCGAATTCTTTGGTGCAGACAGTAATGTCATCAGCCGAGTTTTCCCACTTAGTGCAGAAGATGCCACTCGTTTCAGAGATCTAAAATTCGCCTTATGTGGTTTGATGTCATTAGCGATGGCATACACTGTTGGAGGATTAAAAAAGCTTTGGCTAAAAAACGCTAATCGAAGGATTGATGCGTTAGTGAAAGCAGTAGGAGATAACGCGCTTGAGAATATGCTTATGGAAGCATCCGCGACTCAAATGCCAATTATTGCCACTTTGAAATCACGCAAATTTTATGTCGGTTTCGTTTTTTGCCCGGCTTTTGAGCATGGGACATTTGACTACCTTGAGCTGCTTCCCCTTCTGAGTGGTTATCGTGACAAGGATAAACTGACCATAACCATCACAACAAAATACAATGAACACTATGAAAAATCAGGGATTTTGAACGGGAAATCTGATCTTGAACTATCTGATTTTAGGGTTCTAATACCAAAGGCAGAGATTGAGAACATTTCCTTTTTCGATTTTGATACCTACTCTGTTTTTAAATCAGAAGAGGATAAAGAGCAGAAGTCGAAGGGACTTATGGGGAAATTACGAGGTCTTAACAAATAATTTAGACGTGCATCTACTGGGTGCATGAATATGCATGTGTCTGAAAGGTATGTAGACTGTATCTAAAGCCAGGGCTGATACCAATTCATCATCTTGGTGCAATTGCATTAAAACCGACCCATCAAGCGGGCAGGCGAGGCGGGGATAGCACTGCGCGCCAGACGTGGTGACAGGATTTATTTTACGCGTCTGTGCGCGTCGTG